AACCGCGGACGCTCATAAATTCCGTGCGATACTTTTCTTCGTCGTGTGGTGCTGTTACTTCTTCGTCAGAAATTAACTCCCATTCTTCTTCGTTGATGTATTCAGCCTTTTCGCGTAAGTGTTTAAGCCACGCTTCACTTTGCTCTTTGGTTATCTTAACAACCGCATCCTTCTTCTCCGCAACTACTTTTTTTTTTAATTCGATTGTTTGCGTTGTTGGTTCAACTACAACTTCTTCGTCGAATGGTGAGTTTATCTCGATATTTATTTCTCCTAAAATTGGAGTAAAAACTCTTTCAATGATTCTTTGATAAGGCTTAATAACTTGGTTGTTGAATATCTCCAAACCTACCAACATTTCATCTTTGTTAGAACCGAATCCTGTTGTGTCTCTAATTCCGTGAATCAAAGGTGAAACAACGCGGTGTCCAACCATGATTTGTTTCGCTGTTTCTTCTGATAAGAATTGATATTGCTTGTCAGCATCTGAAAGAGGGAAGTCTTGTATTTGTGGTGCGCGTGTTGGGTCTTCGTTAAACGTCATCAAGAACTTACCTGCGTTATTCGCACCGCTCAATCTTGTTTCCCATTCACGACGGATTGCCTCACGTTCTTCTTTCTGAGGTATTCCGTTTAAGAAGTTAATAATGAATGAAGGGAATAATCCGTTCAATATATTATTGACGTGGTAAAGTCCCATTTGATAGCTCAACTCAACGTAATTCAACGCTCCGAAGTAGTCGGGTTTAGGATAGTAAACACTACCCGCAGACATTCCGTGTGCGTAAATAACTTGACGTGGTTGTTCTTGCGCGATTGAAGGATTGAACGCAGGGATAAATTCGGGTTTGCCTCTTTTGCTTCGCGTGTTTGCCCAGTCTTTCGAATAGAAAATTCCTGTAATATCGTCTTCTTCTTTGTCGTATGCAAGTCGACAATTCTCAAACGGCAAGTGATTTATTTGTACAACGCGTGTGAAGTCCATTGACCAAATAACTTCGGCAACAAATGCGCCTTGAAGTTTTAAGTCGAAAGAAATTCCTTGCAACGCATTGTCGAGAATTGTTCCTGTTCCTTTTCCCTCAATCATGTAAGAAATTGAGTTCACCAACGCGTTGTGAATTGGTGAGTTTTGATAAAGGTTTATAAGGTGTTGAGGGAATAAGTTGTTTTGTCCGTAGTCAATCCAACCGCTTCTGTTTTCTTTCTCAACCGCTTCAACAGGTTGATAAGCCGATAAGTTTATTGCTTGAATGTTGCTCATATTATGCACCTGTATATATTACGTCTACGGGAATTGTCGGTGTTGAAACGTCAAAGTAAATTGTTCCGTTTGAAAGAATCATTGAACCACGTTCAACGAGACCAACAACGGATTCGTCTGTTGGGTCTAAATTGCTGTCGCTATTTTGTCCGTACACGTCGTACTTGTATTTGCCCGCGTCGGTTAGTCCAACTGTTGTTAAACGTATCTTTGTGACACGTTCGTTTTCGTTTATTACGGTCACGACCTGCGCAAGTTGTTCGCCTGTCATTTCGTAAGTTAAGATAAGAAGGTAGTTTGTAAATGCAACATTGAAATACTGCCGTCCTTCGTCTAACGAAAGCCATGCGTATTGATTCGCTGTATTTGTATTCAAATAAACCATTCTAACTTTTATTTGTTTGCTTAAAATTACAACACAGAGGGACGTTTAATCCCTCTATGTGTAAAAGTTTTTATTAAAGAATCGGTGAAGGTGCGCTTGATAACAAGTAAGCACGCTTAGGTGATTCGTGAGTGAAGGCGAGGGTAAAACCATTAGCATCACCAAAAACCGTTCCTGTTGCTGCTGTTGCAGTAGAAAGGTCAGCACCGTAATCAAGACCAACCGCCCACCAATTATTGTTTGTGTCGTTTACGAAAACAACAACACGGGTAGTAGCAACACTTTGCAATTCCAAACGCTTTGCAGCGGTTAATTTTTGCAACATAATGTTTACCGTCTGAGTGTAGAAAATAGTACCTGCATCGCGGTTGAAGTTAATTGTTTCTTCAAACGATCCTGTTTGTGTTGGAAGTTGGTATCCGTAAAAATCTTCCACTGGTAAAGCTGTGATAACTTCAGTCGCGTCAATTGTAACGGTCTCAAGATTTACTACAGACCAATCCGCAAGAACGATTTGCTTTATACCGCCAATCGCATCTTTGCATTCAAGTAGTATTCCGCTAGATAACTCGCAATTTGCCATATTTATAGTTTTTTATTAGCACAAAAGAGGGGTGGGTTTTATGCCACCGCCTCTATTCGTGCAAGGGTTAGAATGGTTGAAATTATGCAGTGTATTGGTAGAACGCGATTTCGTCACCGAAGCCGTACTGAACACCTGCGAAGAAAGAAGCTGCGAAACGTACGTTGTCAGATAAATCGTATTGATACATATCCAAAACAGCAACGTTGTTCCATTGATCCTTCAAGTTAGTACCGAACCAAAGATTAGACTTTTGGTACATAGCCATTGTGTCGTCAGACATTCCAGGGCACTCGATGATTTCGTACTGACCGTTCCAAGTCATCTTCACCTCTTCTCCTTGATACAAGTAAGAACCTGAACCAAGACCAAGAACTGCATTTCTGTAAGCCTCAGCAACGTTAGAAGAAACTGCGATTACAGGCTTCTCAGTAGCGCGACGAACCTTGATAGGACAAGCAGCAACAAGACGCTTTATCTCGTCGATTACGTTAGTGTCGTCGATAGCAACTGGAGTAGATACGTCGATAACGTCACCATCAGCCAAGAACAAAGTTTCGAAACCTGCGTACTCACCAGCGTTAGCGTTAACACCTTGCCAAATCAATACTTCGTTACGAGCAGCCATTCCTGCTAATACGTTAGCGATTAAAGCGTCAGTCAATGAAGCGTGAAGGAATCCGTCTTGCTCTGACTTGCTCTCCCAATCCGACAAAAACGTGTTTTTACACAATTGTCTGTGGATTTGGAATTTCTCCAAAGTCAAGATGCGCTCAGTTAAAGTAACTGTTCCTGTTGGTGTGAAGTCACAAGTCGCGTTAGCGAAAGTAACGTTGTCAACTAATTTGCGAACAACTTGTTTGTACTCGATGTTCTCTTTGAAAGTAACTGCTGCAAGAGACTCGTTACTCAAAAATGCAGCGCGGATATATCCTGCTGCTTCTTTACCAGCGTATGTGGTAGTTAATGAAGTGGTAGTAGCCATTTTTTAAATTGTATTATTTTTATTTTTTAAGGTTAAATAAGAAACGCTCCTCAGCCGACATCTTATGATAAGGCTTTGAAGCAACTTGTTTTGCTTGCTTTACTTCTTTAATTGAAGGCGCAGCAGGCTGTGCGCTTAATTTTGTTACTTCGCTTGAAAGTTCTGCGTTTGCTTTCTTCATTTCAGAAAGTTCACTCTCCAACTTAGCAACTAACGACAAAAGTCCTTCAACCTCTGCGTTTAGTGATTCCTCAGCAACAACCTCAGAAGCTTGTTCTTCTTCGATTACTACTTCAACCTCTGGTTCTTTTTCTTCTTCCATTGGTTTCAATTCGGTCACAAGACCACCCTCAACAACAACAACAATTCCTTCTGCTGTCTTGTATTCTCCGTCTGCAATAACAACCTCGTTGCCGTCTGCGTCTTTTCCGAATACACGAACACCAGCTGCCCAAGTGTCGCTGTCTGAATAGATACTTGTTCCGTCCTCTAGGATCGCTTCAACCATTTGCTTCACCTCAACAACCTCTTCGGCTGATAGGCTAACATTGTGTTTTGCGAATAGAGCGTTTACTTTTTCTCGTAAATTCATAATTCTGTTAATTGTTTGTTTGACCTTATAATATAAAAAGGTGTACATTTGTTTCATAATTGATTTTTTTAGTTCAATTTTTGATTTTTGGTTTAGACGGAGGGGGTGATTTCCCTCCGTTTTTTTTATCCCAAAGTATCTAAAATCGCGTTCAATACTTTCAATTCGTTTTCGTCTAATCCATACGTCTTAAACCCCATTTTTCCGCCCTCATTCGTTATCTTAGTGAGAGCATTAAGAAACAGGGTAGCATCGTCGTTGTACAATTCGACCTTTAAGAACCCCCCTGCTTCGATGTTCATTTACTTGTTCGGATTGTATGCCCAATTCATAAGGCTGATTGTGCGCTTACTTCCGCAAACGTTCCCATTGCTGTCTTCTAAAATATCACCTGCGGTATTCTCGCGCATTCTATTGATGAAGGCAATTGTCTTTCCCGCGTCTTCGAAGTGTTTCTCCGTCCAATCCGCTTTATTCGTTTGCAACAATTCAAGATTTCTTTCTATTGGTCCACGATCTAAAGAAGCCAACGTTGAACACTCCGTTTCGCTCCACGCTTTTAGTTCTGAATATGTCATATTCACCGCGCTCATATAATCGTCATAACGCGCGTCTATTTCTTCTTGCGTGGCTAACGTTAGCAACTGCTCCAACTCTTCAATTAAGGTGGGTTGTTGTTCGCTTAGATACATTTCTTTCGAAACTCCAAATCTTCCTTCGATTGAGAAACCCAATACCTCTTTGTTTTGTATCTGTTTTTTTACCTCTTCATTCTCCACTTTCATACAGCCGAACCAAGTACCTTCTGGAAGGTCAAACCCGAAGTTCTTTGACTTGTCATTTTCACCTTCGATTATCCACGTTTCAACCAACGAAACACCGTCAACCACTTTCGCGTGTTCAACTGTTGCGTTGTTTTGGTTCGCTTGTTTCAAATAGTTGTAAGCGATAGCGCGAATGGTATCCTTCGAATACTTTACATAGTATTCCTCGTTCGTCTCGTCGTTGCGTCGGTATATGAGTTGGTCGGGAATCAATAACGCTCCGTACAACAGACCTCTGAAATCTTCTTTGAACTTCACGTTGTGTTGTTCTGATAGCGCTACGAAGTCTACACCGATTGCAGGTTGTTCTACTACGCTGATAGCGTATGCTCCTAATAGACCACCTTCGTCTATTCCGTATTCAACAACTTTAATTTTTTTCATTGTTTATCCTCCTAATCTTGATTGATTTTGTATTAATTGTTGAGCCTCTAAATTGCTTGACACTTGACCGCTCACGACGTACGCTTGTAGCGGTGGTTGTTGTTGGTTGGGTTGGTTCTGTAAGAACGCGAAGTTGGCAGGTGAAGGAGCGGTTGTTCCACTTGCGCTAAATCCACTACCTGTTCCGCCACTACCAACCGATGCATTTCCGCCACCCATAAATCGTCCTATGGTTGTTCCTGCTATTGTTGCTATAGATGTTGCTGCTCTTAATTTAGCTGCTGTACTTGCTGCAGTTGCCAACGCTATACCACCATCTGGAGAAAGTTTCCAAGTTGGGTTTGCGTAATATCCTGCAATCTCTCTTTGAGTGTCAACAACTACTTGTCCAATGGCTAAGGCTTTTTGTAATACAAAAGCAACATCTGCTGCTTTTTTATTCTTTTGAAATAATGTTGCAATAAGGTCAATTGATGCATTACCTAATGCCCAACGAGCATCGTAGATTTGTTGTTCAGCATTAATAACAGCATTTTTATACTCTTCAGAAAAAAGCATTCTTGTTTTATGACCTTGCATAGCAAGTTCAGTTAACTTGTCTTGCTTTATTTTTTCTTCGTCTACAAGTTTAAGATTCCATTCAACCTCCATATCGTAGACCGCACCAAGTTCTTCACGCTTTGCTACTTCTTTTACATTTTTCTTTTCATCTTCTAATTTTTGTAAATCTTGAACTGTTGTTTCAGTAGCAATAGCAAGTTTTGCATTTCTTAAAATTTGCTTTTCTTCAACAAGTTGGTTTAATTCGGCTTGAAGTTGTTTTTGTCTTTCACTTTGAACTAATACTTTCTTTGTTTCAATATCTTTTTCGACAAAGTTTGCACGTTCAGTTGTGTATTGTTGTTCAGTTCCAATCAACTCTTCTTTTTGAAGATTGGCTTTTATCATTCTTTGTTTCTCTGCAATAACTGCAAGTTGTTGCGCTCTTGCGTCTTCAAACTTTGCTATTGCTTTTGCTCTTTCTTGTTCTTCTTTATAGCCTTCAATAGTTAAATTCTTCGCTTCTTCAACTAACTTCTTTCTATCTGCTTCACCTGCTGCTGTTATACCACTTAATAAGTTACGCGTTTCAATTAACTTGTTTTCCTTCTCACGAATTGTATTTATATCCCCAGTTGTTCTTGCAATTTCAAGTTCATTCTCTGCAACTTTTATATTGTTCTGCGCCTTTTCTTTTTCAAGTTCAAGAGTTTTAGAACTTTCTCCGTATAATGCTTTTTCTTTAATTAACTGAGCATCTAAAATTTGATTTTGTTTTTCTAAAGCCGCATTTGCTTCTCCTAACTTTTCTATTTTTTCAGTTGTTCCACTTAACGCTGCGTTTATCTTGTCGAAATTTAAAACAAGTAAAGCAACAGCACCACCAAGCGCAAGCAATGGATTGCCTACAATAGCACCTGCTAAATTTCCTAAACCTGTAACAAGACCACCAATCTCATCTTTAAGCGTTTTAAAATCAATGCGAGAAACAGCATTTCCCATTCCTGTTAACGCTTGACCTGCTCCACGCAAATCTAAATCCATTAATCGACTACCAAACAACGAAACGTTATTCGAAAGACCTTCGAAAGCGTTACCTGCGTTTGCACTAATTTCAGAAGACAAGTCGGAAATGTTGTCCTTTAATTCAGCGGCACGAGCAGACGCTTTCTTGAACTCCTCGCTCGATTGATCCATCGACAGCAACTGCTGATTCAGCGCGCGCAATTCCGCCTTTGCAGAACTAAATCCTTTCGCTGTGTTTTCTGCTGCGTCAGCCGTCTGATTAAGGACGGTGACACCGTTCGTCTTTACAACTAAATCAATTGTATTCGCCATTTAGAATAGTAGTTTATATAAGATAAATATCCAAAACGCGACGTTTACGGAAATTCGAGTAACTTTCCAAGCGTAGTGCTTCCACAATTTCAATTGACGCTTACCATTCGCCACCTTACCGAACTCAGTTTGAGTCTTGATATTTAGTTTTAAAAACTCTAAACAAGCCAACATTGCGTCCGCTTTATTTTGAAGATGTAGCTTTGAAGTCTGTTCCATTTGAAATAATTGTTATTGTATCACCTAATGCGCTTAATCCTACCGAACCACTACCTTCAACCGTCTCACCTGTGTACGCTTGAATTGTCACTCCATTCGCCGCTGCGCTTTTCTGAATTATCAATTCACGACCTGCCGTCGTCGTTGCAGAAGGCAAATAAATTGTGATGCTTCCGCCTGTCGTATCTGCGAAAATCATTCGGTCGTAATTCGTTACAACGTAGTCTGTCGTTATCGTCTTAACAGGTTGCGAAACTCCAGCGTTAAATTGAACAGGTGCGCCGAATTTCGTTGGTGCAAGTGAAGGAGCTTGTGCTGTGATGAAAGAACGCGTTCCGTTGTTTGGTGTGGAGTAGCAATTGTTCTTCGTGCTGTTCCAATTGTAGCCAAAACGCAGACAACAGTCTTCTGTTATCGTCGCTTCTGCACCCTCTGGTGTTTCCCAATTCAACGATTGGTCAAGGTTAGCAGAAACAGGTATAAGGTCGCAGTCGTTGTCGATGTCGAGAACGCGAATGAGTTTTACTTTCGTCACATCCTGTTCGCCTACCACATATCCTTCGATGTCTAACACGCGCCACCAAGAATCGATTATCCAAATCTTGTCGCTAAATTGAAACGTGAAGATATCGTTTAGAGTAAGTGCAAACATTCCCTCTAATATGCGCGCTTGTCCGTCGTATAACTCGCGGTAGTAATTGCGCCACCAACGATTGTAAAGATTGTTGTATGGATTCGCCACGATCGTGTGCGGTGGTATTTCGGGAGCGAAGTTTAAGTCGCTATCTGATACCGTTGCATTCATCGTTGAGTAGTTGTTCAAACACTTCACCGCTGTTTGCACCACACTATCTGAACCCTCGTCGTACATATTCACGAAGAAATCTGCGAAATAGTAAAGTATGCGTGGCTTCGGTTGAACAAAGTTGCCTTCTGCGTTTGTAAAAACAGGAACAACAAGGTCTGTGCTTTGAATAGGTGCGGAAGGTGTAGACGCGAACGCTAACTCAACCTTTTCTTCACCTGTTGCAAATTCGTTGATTACTTCGAAATCGTTTTCAGTTACTTGATAACGTCCGTACACGCGACCATTGTCTTTGTATATCGAATTATAATAGTCTCCGTCTTCCGCGTATGTGAACGTGAACTTAGCCTTTT